TCGTCAGATCGAAGAAGGTCTGGCTGACCAGTACAACAAGCAGTTGTCTGATGAACTGAAGCGGATCTGGGACAACCGGGAAGCTGGTGATGAGGCAACCTTCATCGACCTGAGCAAGTCGGATGATCCGATCTACAAGGACTCGTGGAACATCATCCCTCAGTCCACCAAGATGTACATGGAAAGCATCTTCGGTGAAGATGGAGTGATGGTGCCCAAGTCGATGGTGAACCTCTCCGTGGGCTACAGGGAGTTCTCCATGGCTGATATGTGGTCTGGGAAGACTCGCCTACCCAAGCCTGTACAGGCTGCTGTGAAGGGCACCACAGAGCGTCTGCTGGGGACCAAGGCTATGCGTGTGCTGACTGGTGGTGAAGAGATCCTTCAGGGTGTCGTATCGACGGCCAAGGATATCATCGTCATTCGGTCTCTCGTGGTTCCTGCTGCAAACCTCCATGCCAACGTCATTCAGTTGGCTACTCGGGGTGTGCCTACGAAAACCATCCTGAAGAGTTTCCGGAACAAGCTCTCGGAAGTGGAGGAGTACAACAAGAACCGGACGAAAGTCATTGAACTGGAAGCGAAAAAGATGCTTCTGGCGAAGAATGATCGTCAGCGTCAGATCATTGATGACAAGATCCGAGTGATCGAAGACCTGAACCAGAAGATGAGCATTGCTCCTATGCTGGAAGCTGGTGCCTACAAGCAGTTGTCTGAGGGTATCACTGACATGGACGTGGATATCTCGTCTGGTCGTCTGGGTGACTACATGGAAGCTCTGGCGAACCGAGTTCATCCGAAGCTGGGTGGTCTGGCTGAAGTGGGATTGGTGTCGAAGTCCACGAAGATGTATCAGGTGGCGAACCGTGCCACTCAGTATGGGGACTTCTTGGCTAAGTCGATCTACTACGACCACCTGATTTCTCAGGGACTTAGCGAGGATCAAGCTCTGGCTCAGATGAACGAGGAATTCGTCAACTTCAGTGCTCTTCCGGGTCGTACTCGCTCCGCTTTGGAGGGATATGGTCTGATGTGGTTCATGGCCTTCAAGCTCCGGATCACGAAGATTGCTTTGCAGCAACTTCGTGATAACCCGGTTCGTGCTCTGGCAGTGAATACGTTCACCGACGTTGGATCTCCGGTTGGAGACAACATTCTGTCGGTGATCGCTGGAGGTCGTTTGGATTACGCCACGGGCTTCGAGATGCTGTTCGATGCTCCCGAACTGAACCCGTGGGTAAACCTGATGAGCGACTAACTCTCAGTCACTGCGGCATAGATCAGGAATGCAATCCCGAACATGATGCAGATTCCGAGGATTCCCCAGAAGAGGAAATAGCCGACGAACATCATGAGGACGCCGAAAGCGGCGAGGATGAGCAGGACAGCAAGGACCAAGATGGTCCCTGCTGCTGCTTGGATGAAGCCTTTGATCTTAGTCCACATCGAAGATGCTCGACTTCTTGGTTGGCTTCACAACCGTTTTGGGCTTGGGGGAATCACCTTCAGCTTTCGCTGAGTCCGAGGATTGCTCGTCCTCGTCCCCGAAAAGGTTTCCCTTCGAGGTTTTCCCTTTGGCTTCGGTGTCGGGTTTCGCTTCGTCAGCAGTGTCTTTCGTTCCTGCTTCAGATTCGCCCTCCGTCTCTGCACTTCCTCCGCTATCAGCGTCAGAGCCGCTTCCTTCGTCGCTGCCAGAATCAGTGCTTTCCACATCGGTGTCCTCCTTCTTGGTCGGAGTTTTCCGAGTGGTTGTGGTCTTGCGAGGACGCCCGCCTTTGTTCTTCGGCTTGGCTTCACCCATGATCACCTCTGCGACGATCTCATCGTCTTCGACGCTCAGATCCACCTCTGCCTGTTCGGCATTGGGGAAGTTCAGCGTCTTGACGTAGGCGTTCAGAGCGTTCTGGATGTCCTCTTGGTCGAGAATGATCCGCATATCTTCGGACTCCTTCAGAATGTTGACTGTTGCGATGGCATGGCCGTCCATTGGAACGACACCACCAAAGGAAAAAGTAGACAGGACAATATGATCCATGTTGTCATCAGGGATCTTTCCTGCTTCCACCATCGTGTCACTGAAATACTTGTCAGTGATGGACCCGACGTTCATGGTGTCGAGTCTGCCATTCCGAGGGGCGAAGATTGTGTAGTGGATCCACACTCTTTCTGCTCGTGGCTTATCCCTCAGAAGTGGTTTCACCTCATCTGCGAAGTTTTTCTTTTGTGTGTTGAGATGATGGTGATGGAGATTTCGATAGACGTTCAGGTTGACTGCTTTTTGGTTCTTCTTGCTGACATGAACGTAGGTAGGGACTCGCACGCTGTACGAGTCCACCACCTGATCGAAAAGCTCCTCGAAGTCAGTCCGAATCAATCGTCAAACAGACTGGACTTCTGCTTCTTCTCGCCTCCACCTGACGAGCCGGAACCACCCTTGAAGGCTTTGCCTTCCTTCTTGCCGGTGGACTTGTCGTAGGTCTCGCCACGGTTCTTCTCCAGCCACTTGGCTGCATAGTCACCGTCTTCTTCCATCTTGGCGATGGCTTTGCCGAGATCCCCATCGGACAGGACTTCTTCGAAGTCACCGCCGAGGCTCTTGACGAAGTGAGCGACCTCGCTGATGGTCACGAGACGATCTTCCGGGAAGAACTTGATGAACTCGTTCTGGTCGCGGGTCTCACCCGTGGGTTCGTACTCGCCAGTCGATTCGTTCTTCTCGGTCTTGTCCACGGTCTGCCGTTGGATGGCGACTTGGATCTTCTCACCATGCAGTTCGGTGAAGCAGTCCACAGCTTGGGGGACTTCCTTCTGTGCGTCGAAGTCGTAGAGGTTCAGGGTCTTCTCCTCCACGTCCATGTCACCCACCTCTTTCGAGCAGATGAGCATACACAGGCCGTTGACCTGATTGAAGCCGGGAAGGTTCTTCTCTTCACCAGTCCGTTTGTCCTTGTAGGTCACGTCACCGTTCCGGTTGGTCATCCAGATTTGACGGGTGATTTCCGTCTTGCCGTTGACCTTCAGGCAGAGAGTCAGGTTGCGAGCATCGCTGCTGGCAGCCTTTCCGATGTAGGCGTACTTGATTTCCGCCGGGTAGATATCCGTATCGAGGATACCACCGCCACCGAGGAAGTCGTCTTCGACTTCAGCCTTGGCAGCGGGTTTCGCTTTCGAGAAAATGTTGCTCATGGTTTGTCCTTCTTCAGTTCATGAGTTGGCTTGGTCGAAACCAAGAAGAGAAAGTCAGTCCTCGTAGTATTTGAGGAGTCGCTTGATCACGGGACCGAGATCGTTGTCGATGTAGAGTTCGGAACGATCCCACATCCCCATGGGTGAGCGAATGCGATCACCGACGGTTTTCTTGGTGGTTCGGGTTTGGAAGACGTGCTTGAAGCCCAGTTCTTCTTCTTCCTCCGTGATGGTCAGCATGTCATTGGACGGATGCTTCTGGAGATCCTTGATGGTTTCCTTGCTGACGTTGATCACGGTGGTGAAGTAGGCTTCGAGGCCCTTCTTCTTCAGGGCACCCTTGACGGGAACGCTGGTACGGAACACACCCGCTTCCTCATCCAGTTCACGGTCCAAGTGACCGATGAAGATGAAGAAGGCGTCCACCTTCGACGAGGCGTTGATGAGACGCTTGAAGAACTGGGAGTAGTTGCCCCATGCCTTCTGGGTGTTTGCAGAGTCGATCACATGGACCGTCTCGTACATATCCATCATGAAACTGATGGTGTCGATCACCACGAAGTTGTAGGGGTTTTCGGACCCCAGTTCTTCCAGTTGGTCGAGCCAGTCGATGATGTCTTCTGGATCGGTGATGACCTTGTTCTTGAACTTGTTCTTGAAGGGCAGGGGTTTCCCGCCCTCACAGTTCAAGTACAGCACGTCTGTGCGATCTCGCAGGGAGAACAGGGACATGGACTTGCCAGCCCCTGACTCCCCACAGATCAGGATGCTGTGGGGGTTGTTGGCGTCAGACATTGAGTCTCCTTCGGATGGTTATGGCATCTTCGATGCGACGGATTTCAGGACTGTCGAGTAGATCTCGTCCCTCTTGAGAGGAGAGTCCGAACTGGCGTTGAGAGCGAGAACTTT